GGACGCAATGATCGTCGCACAGCGGCCGCAGAGAAGCGCTATCGCTCGATCTGGAAGTCCATGAAGCAGGTCGGAGGATTATTCCTGAAGAAGTCTACGACGCGCGAGAATCGCACTGAGCGCGCTCAACTGCTCATCAAGAAGGATAAGAAATAAGAGGAGATGATCTGAATGGCAATATCTCAAGTGTTCACGGATCTCGCTGAGTATAGCAGATACCATCTTGAATTGTCGAAGATCACCGCAACTATCCTCGATCCTACTCCAACATCGGGAGCGGCTATCACAGTCGCTCTCGTTCGTTTGGATGGATACGGAGCGGTGTGCTCGAAGACGTTCACAGAAGCATCAGAGACGCAGTATCAAGTCACATTCGATCTGAATCGCGATACGTACGATACGCAGAACATCTATCGCGCGAAGCAAGGAGACTACATCGTCCGCGTTCAGGACGATATCGGCAATATCCTAGCAGAGTCTAAGGACTTCGCGATCTCGATCGTTCCTGTAGCAGAGATCAAAAACACATGGGCGACAGGCGTCACGTTCATGAACTATGAGGTCATTCTGCCAAAAGTTCAGCCGCGCGTCGTGACAGGCGTCGAAGTCATCGAAGTTCCGCTGACGCACTACAAAGGTCCGTTTCCGTTGAAGTATCGCGCGCTGGATAAGTCGCTGTCGTGGAATAACGGCGACTATGTGCCCGTCGAAGGACTTCAGCCGCAACAGATCCTACTCGTCGATAAGTCCGGACAGGACTACATCATGACGCAAGTCAATCCGCTCCTGCTTCCTACAGCAGACAAGACGGAAGTCCTTATCATCGACAATAATAAATTGTCAGATCGTGACATGATCAAGCAAGTTCGGCTAGCAACTCAGTGGGTACAGCAACGTATAATAGCTAAAGTAGAGCCGGAGATCGTAAGCACTGAATCACTGGATTTTTCCGATGAAATCGCTGTTCCGGGCACCTATTATCGTCCGACAAACTTCAATAAGTGGATGAGCTTTCAGCTTCCGTATACGAACATCTTAAACATCGAGAAGATCACAGGATGGTTCAATACGTCGCAGTCCGCTTTCGTTCCGCGCGAGTGGTACACTTGGCACGAGAAAACGGGCATCATCGAGCTGGTTCCGTCATCTGCTTCTGAAGTGACGTGGCAATTTTATAACGGTGTCTTCGTAATGGCGTATCTTCTGAACTTTCCAAGCATTCCAAGCTTCTGGCATTATACTATGACTTGTGGTCTGCGCGATCTAAACAACGAGCGAGCAGTCGTTCGCGAAGCAATTGCGAAAAAGGCTGTTTTCGAGCTTCTAAACTCGGCAGGCTCAGCTTATCGCGCGGGCTACGCTTCACAGTCTGTCGGACGCGACGGAATCAGTCAGTCTGAGGGCTATACGTCTTCCGCGACGTTCGGTACGTACGGCGGTCACTTTACGAGCTACAAAGAATGGCTCGATAAAGAGATTCCGCGCATGAAGAAAAGATTTAATGGGATCGTATTCTCTTCGATCTAAGGAGGAAAGCTCGTGCCAATTAATAACTCATCGATCAACTTGGCAAGTCAGAGCGACTTCATCCGGAAGCACGGAGAGCGCGTCGACTTCTTCTCCGGAAACAAATGTACGTGCTCGATTACGCCGACTGGATCTATGGTGCCTGACGCTAATCGAGCGAATCCGAACTGCAAAGCCTGCAAAGGACTTGGCTATTTCTGGATTCCTAGTGGGCAAGTCATCGCGCTCATTACGAGCGTCAGTCAGCAGAAGGATCTCTTGCAATCGGGGATCGCGGCGCCCGGAGATCTCGTCATGTCTCCGGACATGCGCTACACGATCAGCGACTACGACAAGATCCAAATGACATGGGGAGACGGAATCCCGTACGAAGGACAGCTCGTGACGCGCTCAGCGACATCGGACAGCGACACTGTGTATTACGAGATTATGTCGATGGAGAACTGTGTGCAAGTCAATCCGACGTCCGGAGAGATCACGACGTATGCAGTCGATGTCGATTTCACTGTCAGCGGCAATACGATCACATGGATCAGCGACAAGCGTCCTGCGAATCGTTCAATCTACTCGATCAAATACGGAGCGCTCATCGACTGGATCTGCTTCGCTCCACCGCAACCGCGTTATGAGCGCGGCACAAATCTCGGACAGCGGATTGTCATGAGGAAAAAGCATCTCGTAACTTTCTAAAGGAAGGAGGGCGTCGAGCATGTACACGATCGACGTAGATCTCAACGCTCTCGCTTCTCTGCGAGAGGATATCATGCCGGACTTCGGAATGCTTCAGCAAGGAGTCATCGACGCGACGCAGTTCGTGCGTGATACGTGGATATCCGCAGTGACGGGTACAGTCCTTCCGGGCATGGGGAAAGCGATCAACGACGACAAGTACGCGTCCGCGCTTTCTACAGGAGAATCGCTTTCGTTTCCGGAGCCGTTTTACGGACTCGTGATGCCTGTCGGAGTCGACGATCTCGTGAAGAAGTACGAAGAGGGAACGAATCCGTACGACATGAAGCCCGGACTTCTAAACGGTCCGAAATCGAAGCCGACGAAGGACGGACAAGGGCGATACAATACAGTCCCGTTTCGTCACTATACGCCGAAGTCGAATTCTCCTATCTCAGTCGGATTGCAGATGCCGAACGCTGTGTACAATCAAGCGAAGAATCTTCCGCGATCCACACAGATGCCGAACGGTAAAATGAAGTGGGGCTTGAGTCTTGACTGGGACAAAGAACAGCGGACGAGCTTCACAGGCTATCAGCACAAGAACGATATCTATCACAACATGTATCGGATTGGATACGAGAAGCACACGCAGTACGTAACGTTCAGACGCGTCAGTACGCCGCGTACGAAAGTCATTACTCGCGGTCCGAACAAAGGACAGACAATCCGTCTCGGATCTGATCCTAAATCGTGGTGGAATCCGGGCACCGGAGCGAATCCTCTGATCGAAGCGGTCTATAATTATTGCATGCCGCAAGTCGAAGAAGCGCTCTTGAAGATAGCCGAGAAAGCATTCGGATTTTAATTGAGGAGGTGGAGCATATGCCAAGATTATTTTTCGTTAACGTAGAACGCGACGAGGAGCTAGTCAAAGGAGAGCGTAAGCGTCTCATCCGTGGAGTCGCGAGCACTGAAGCGCAGGATCGACACGGCGAAGAGATGCTCCTCGACGGAATGTCATTCGATAGCTACCTGAAGAAGGGCTATTTGAACTGGGATCACATGAAAGGTCCGCAACACATTCTCGGAAAGCCATTAGAAGCGCGCATCGTTTCGGACGGATCGATCTTTCAGAAGAATCTATCTGGACCCGCATTCTATCATCTGTGCGAGCTTCACGACAGCGAACCTGGACGCGCCGCGTGGGATCTAATGAAAAACGTCGCAGATGATCCAAACAGACAGCTAGGTTTTTCTGTAGAAGGTGCAATCTTGGAAACGATGGGAAGTAAACTTATTAAGACAAGAGTCGATGATGTGGCTCTCACGAATCAACCCGCAAACAGGGAAACGTTCGCTGAATTCGCTAAATCATTGACTACACAAAATTCCGCGCTTCTGCTCCAGTATATTGACGATAATCAAGACGCTGGAGAAAGGGCGAATCAAGCAGTACAAGGATTCAAAAATCTGTCCGACATCATATGGGGCGACTGCTCACATGGATGCTACGACAAACACGGCAGATTCTCCAAAGGCGCGAAGGGCGCGTATATGCATCTTGTGAAATGCAAGGGCTACGACGCAGATCAATCCGTCGACTTGGTGAAGAATCTCGCAAAGAGCGGCATCATCTAATTCTTGTATGGGAGGAATAAAAGCACATGGCTAAAACGAAGCTTGAGAAGCACATGGAAGAGCTGGAAGAAATGACTTCCGGTAACTCCAAAGATGCGGTAACATTCGCTGGTCGCGGCTTGGATCTTTTGAAGAACATGCTCGGCTTGAACAAATCTGCTGGTGAAGCAGACGAGGAAGAAGCAGACGATGAGCCTGAAGATCCGTCCGAGACGAACGAAGATCAAGGCGAGATCAAGAATGC